AGTAGATTAGTAATATCTTCTACAACCGAAGCACGACGGAAGAACTTGAGGACTTTTTGGCTAAAAATCTCCGGTGCAAAATTACCGGAGGGCAGGTTACCATAACCTGCAGCAGTACCAAATGCCATTGGTTCTTTCCTCTTCTTCTATGAGGTTAGTTGTTAGGATCGATCCGTCCCTCTTGACGTGCGGAGTCTAGTTCGCCTTCTAGCTTTTCAAACTCCCACGGTTTGAGACTACGGATTTCAGAAGCTTTCCAAATTTTGCCTTCTACTTTTGATGTAGCCACCTCCCTAGCAGGGGTCTTTGTGACTGCATCAGCAGCGGAAGCTTTCTTGGTCTTCTTCTTGGTTGTTAAGCCTACATCGGCTTTGTAGAGGTCTATGACCCGTGCCGCCCATTTAGCATCTGTGTTATTATTATAGATGCCATCAGAAATAGATTCAGGCTGTTCTTCAAGCCAAGAAAGAAACTTTTCATCTTCTTTAATTTCATTAAAGTCTGGATGATGAGAAACAAGTTGCTGATAAGCATTTTTTTTCTCTAAATCTTTTTCTCGCTCTTTGATCGTACCTAATTCCTCGCGGAGTTGGGATACCTGTGATTCTGTCTGAAGCGAAGAAACGGTTTGGACTACATCAAACACTTCTGGATACTGGTTTTTAAATTCTTCTAGTTCTTCCATCGTCTTCGGCATCGCTACGTTGTTTGGCATTTCTACCTCCCGCCGTTCTAGCGACTTCCTAAGTTCGTTGATTTCACCTTTGAACTCATTTACCTTAGTATCGTAGTGACGTTTAAGATCGTCGTATCGTTTCTTATAATCGTGTTCTGCTTCCTTTTTGTTTGAAATAAAGCTGTCTGCACTTTCGGGAGTGGCCTCTTCGGTGTCCGCTTCTTGTGCTTCTACAGTCTCTTCCGCTTCGTTGTCTTCATCATCATCTTTGTAGACATCTTCGCGGTGCTTTCCACGATATAACGAATCATTGTTAATTGTTCCGAATGAATCGTTAGGTTTGTTGGCACGGTGGCCTCTTGGTTTTGCCATTTTATTACCTCTTGTTAGCGGGGCTACTTTGGCTTGTAGGTAGCCGCTCCGGTTGTGTCGGGGCCGTTATTAGCGGGTAGCCGACGAATTGGGCTTTGGTTTTGGAACACGCATGGTTTTCGTTTCGTATCCCTCATACCATTTTAATGCTTTCTTAGCGCGGTTATACTCCGCATCGCCTTTACTAATTTTTCCAAGTAAGCCTTTCTTTATGGCTTGTTTAATATTTTTAGCTTTGTTAAATTCTTCACGAAAAGCTTTGTACCTTCCTATTGCCCCTAAATATGACGTTGAAAATAAAACTGCTCTCTTACCAGCATCAGGCAATTTTGCGTATTCGGGATACTTTTCTGCAAACTCTTCGTATTTTTTACGAAGCACGATTGTATTTAGATCTTGTACCTCACGTTCTGTGAGTGACAAGGGTTCGTACTCTAAAACTGATTCTGCTGCTTCGCCCTTCTTTAATAGGTATGGTGTTAGCTTTGAAATGAGGTTTGTGTTTATTCCCATTTTTTCTAAATCAGTAGGATTGTGTTGTCCTAAGTCAAATCCTATACCAACGGTGACACCACTTTGTCTGTTAACTTTCGGGACATATCCCTCTGTTCTGTTGCCCTCTAGCAACTCTAAAAGTTCATAGGCTGTGTTTTCAAACTCTGTTCTTTTTGGTAAAGGCGTAGATGGTGGCGTGTCCTTTTTAACAAATCCCTCTGTTGGAGTCAGATCCTTTTTTACGGGAGTTTTTTCTTTACTTGGTGATGGAGCTAAAAATGTTTCTGTTTTTGGCTCCTCTTCTTTTTTACCAAATATAGCTTCTACTATACCTCCCAAAAACATAGAGCGAGGATTCTGACGTTTATCTGCCTTTTCTATACGTCTATTAACTTCTGCCTTACCGCGATTGTTAATTTTTTCTAGACGATCATAGCCTATAATTTTAGCAAGAAACGGAGGGACAATTACCTCTCCCTTAGATACTGCCACATCTAGTGTCTCTTTAGTGGGGGGTTGTATGCCCTTCTTTTCAGCCTTTCTATATGCTTCATTGAGCATGTCAACGATGTCTTGTTCACCAGCAAATTCTACGGCTGCAGCATTGATTACAAACGTGCCCTCTGGGACGCTCATAGGCTTGTCATCAGCCACTGTAGCAGCTTCGGATACCTGTGACGGCGGACGCTCTACAAAACCCGCTGGTGCGGCTGCTACGCCGCCGGGTGCGTAGCCGACAAGACCGCCTCTAGCACGGAATCTGTCGCTGTCTTCGAAACCGCCACTTCCAAAAGAACCCTCGCTACCGCCTCTGGGTTCATCTTTTTCTGGGTCTTGTCTGGCTTGTCCTTGTGCGTAACTTCGTCTTTCAGCGGCTATTCTTTCTTGACGTGCTCTTTCTTGGGCCTGTTCAACCATGAACTTACCCGCATCAGTTGCTGGAGCATCTTGAGTTGTTGTGTCTGTGCGCTCTACAATATTGTCTTCGGGTTTTTGTTCCGTGCTGCTTAAAGCTGCATTAGCTTTTGCTTTTTCTTCTAGAAGTTTTTTGAAAGACGGAGTGTTGGGTTTTAAATTACCAAAAATGTCAGTTTGCACTTGTTTGCGAGTCGCGGCTATTTCCGTCCAACTTAAATTACTCTTAAATTTTTTATTTATTTGTGCTATGGCTGCTACAGCATCAGACTTCATGCCCCCACCAAAAGTATTACCTAGTGAGTCAGTATAGCTTCCAGTTTCAAAATTGTAGTCTCCTCCGTTAGCTCTGGCGGCTACACCTCCGTCCCCGCTCACTTCGGACATAAGCCCTTTTGTGCCCGTACGTTTGTAAGTACCAGTGGCTTCATCAAACTCTTCGGTAAACCCTCCAATAAATCCGTAGTTGGTCCCTTCGAGAGCTATGACTTGATTGCGATCTAAACCTAATAAATTACCAGTGTATTGAAAACTACCGGGTGCACGACTGACACGCATACCGTTGATAGACATGAGGGCACCAGCGGTGCCTCCTCCTTCGAGTAAAGAGTTTGTAACTGCTGCTGCGTTCTTGACATGAAATGAGTTAGCTATGTCTAACGCAAATCTTCCTAGACCCCCCGCTGGAGCAAATTGTCTAGTCCCACCTTCTTCAGTAGCGAATGGAGCCTCTTGAGTATCTCCTATGAGTGTTCCTGCTATCGTGCTTGCTAAAGGTACACCTGTTATAAGGTTTAGAGGGGCTAAAGCTGATTCTGTTGCGTAGTCAGCGGTGATAGTTATACCAAACTTATCGCGTAAACCCTTCTTGGCAAAGTTGTCACTTTTATCTCCCCTAGTAAACCCTATATTAAAATTAGAATTTACTGCCTCTGCCCCGTATACTTTTGTATCGTATCTAGGAGTTTTTCCAGCAGAACCAAAAGTGTATTGAGTTGCTTGAGGTCTTGGTCGATCTTCATCAGATCTAACTGGATCTAAAACATCTAATACTGTTTCTGTCTCTTGTTTATCTTCTTCTTTTTCTTCAGGCTCGTCTATAACTTGTACATCAATATCGGAATCTAAAGCTCCACCATAGAAGTCTATATACCCGCTGTAATCATCTGGGGTGTAATCTACTTGTTGAGTAAAGAATGGATTTCTAGCCATTATTTTTAACTACTGCCTCGTAATTACTCTTCAACTGTAGGAGTGTTTCCAGTAAAGCCAGCCTCCCCTGCAACTGGCGCAGTTCCGACTCCGATTGTGCCGTTACCACGGCCCGAATCGTCAAGTCCTTGAGGTCCGCTAGGTACTCCCGGAGCGGCTCCCATTCCTTGCTGTTGAGCATTGGGGCCAGCTTCCGGGCTTGGTCCTTGTTGAGCATTTGCCATCATCCCTTGTAACATCTGTGCGTACATTTGCGCTTCATTTACATCGTTGACTAAACTGTCAGGGTCTATGTCTTGTGATATAGCCAATTCACGCATTAAGTTGGGTATCTTCACAAACGGAGCAAGCATAGGATTAGCCACTGTTTGTAACAGTGAGGTGAGTCGTTGTGTGCGTACTTCTTTTTGCATGACAGCAGCAACGCCGCGAGGTTTAATCTCCAAGTCTCCTGCTATCTCTTCCATATTTTCACTGAACTGCATGTTCCACTGAAAGAACGCTTCACCGATAGGACGTAGCAAATAATCGTCGATATTCTTAATTACTGTTTTCATCGACAATCCTGCAGACCCCATCAACATAGATAGCCCTGCTGCCGTCCGTCCAGTCCCAGTTACACCTGTTTGTCCGTGAATAATTGACGGTATGCCTGTCTCTTCGTCTGCTAGTTGCCGCGATATCTGATACATCTGTATGTTCTCAGGTGCAGTGTTCGGAAACTTGAGGCCGTTCACTGCTGTGCCCGTTACGCCAGACTGCCGACGGAATATCTTGCCGGGGAAAATGTCCATGTTCTGTCCGGGTACAAGACTAGCTTCGTCTACGTCGAAGACTAGGTTACCAGCCAAAGCTAGGTTATCGATTGCCATACGAACGTGTCCGTTCATCAGCATCTGTGCATCTTCCATATTTTCTGCTACACCAACACCCCAGATCTGATACGGATTAATCTCGAAAGGGAACGACTGAAATGGTATACGTGCAGGGGTAAACGGATTGACTACACACCGTATCACTAATGTGCCACACACCCAGACGTTGACCTGCATCTGGTCGAACTCTGACATGTCTTCTGCACCTTCTAAGCCAGTCTCTTTGGCAAACTCAGAGTCGAGAACACCCCAATATTCTAGAACTTCGTATCTGTTTTCTTGTACGTGAGGTTCTGTTTCGTCTTCACGAATTGTATCTTCGTAATACTTGTCTTCGTAATTCGGACCTTTAGCTAAACACTCTTCGATAGCGTCTGCGTAGAAGTGTGGGCGCATAATCAAGCCACGAAGTTGCTGCCTGTTCATGCGGTGTCGTTGAATAACGTACTCGCAATCTTCTACAGATGTAGCTGCAGGATCAGGATGAAAATCCCAAATGGATACATATTCTATACGAGGCACAGTCCGTTCGTAAGGGGTGTACTCACGTTCACCATCTTGATTACGTGTCCACTTGTGTATGCGCTTGTAGAAGTTAAACGGCCCTTTGACTACTCCAGTGCCATATAGTGATGACTCGAACACAGCCTTACGAAACTCACTCACAGCGTTACTATCTAAAAGCTGATCGTGTATACACTTCTCCATCATACGAGCCTGTTCTTTAGCAGGTTCGAACTGTGGTTCCCCTATTTTAGCAGGTCCGGGGAGAAGCATGTCGCCAAATTCTTTTCCGTAAGAACCTAAAACGTGCGACCCTTGTGCTGACATTCCTCCCGGCTCTAGAGTTCTACCGTCTCCCGGAAATCCATACGGATCTTCTGGAGGACTTACCTCATCCACCGGAGTGCGCATGTGAGCAAACTCCTCTATGCCCTCTGGCATGGGGGTTGGCTCAACAACGATTGGAAACTTCTTATTTGCAAACAAGATGTCTACGATCTGCCCGTAAGCAGCTAAAACCTTAGTCTTCGTTATCTTAATAAAGACTTTAGATCTTTCACTGTCACGATACTGTGTAGTCGAGTCATAGATCCCTCTGAAGTTCTTGTAGGCTTGCAGCCACCGTTGTTCATTAGAAAATCTACCATTTTCTGCATCATCGAATTTTGCTCTGATGTGTCCAGCTAAACCGGGCATTTGCTCATCAGGGTTTACGATGGGAATCGCAGCGTCCTCATCTGGCTCTAAGAAGTTATCAGCCATCTACTTTTCCTTATTAGCTAAAGTAGTTTCTGTCTTCAGCCATAGTATTGAATGAAGCTTCTACAGTAGGCTTGGTTTGTTTTTTAGGCATGTCTTCTGTCAAGACATCAGTTTTAGCACGGGTGTCAAACTCTAGACCTTCCCGGTATAGCTTAGAGGCACCCTCGTCATTATCAACGCTTACTTTGTCTGCGTTCATGATGTACGCTTCGCCATAGTTATAGTTACCAGTTGTGGCATTAGCCATAGGATCACTCCCTGTTGTAATTATGGTTGCATATCTAGAAAGCTTTGATTTACTTCAGGAACAGCTTTCGGTTTCCTGTTTAATTGTAAGGCTGCTTCTACATCACGAAGCGAAGTTGTTGAACCGATAGGTCTTCCCTCATCATCAACATCATCTCTAAGTTCTAAGTCTGCAGCTACACGACTAGCCCCTGTTATCCCATACATGTCAGGAGCCACTCTAGCTTCTGCTACGGCCTCTACGTCGCTAAATGTTATAGGAGCAAACTCACTAGCCCCTGCGAGTGCACCAGCAGTTTGAGCTAGAGGTTCAGGAACACCTGCTTTCGTTGCAGCCTCTGAAACTTTAGAATACGTGCTTTGCGCTGCTACCGCGCTAAGTCCAATTCCAAGTGGTCCTAATGCTTTTTTAACAGGTCCGGGTATCGCTGCAGATAATTTTTCCCATATGCCTAGCTCTTTTAATTTTTCTATTCCCTCTGGAGTCATCGCAGCCATAGGGTCTTGTTTAACAGGATCTATCTTTGCGCGACTACGTTCGTCCGCTGCTATCTCACGTTCTTTTATTTTTTTTCGTGTTTTAGCTCTGATTAACTCTTCATCTACTTGTTCTGCTTTAGCTATGTCTTCGGGGCTTATGGAAGCTTTTGCCTTTATCTCTGCAGCTTCCGCTTCAGCTACAGTTGTTCTAGCAGTCGCTTGTCGTGCTTGTTCTTCAGCTTGAATTGTTTTTTTCTGATCTTCAATTAGTGCTGCCTTGTCTTCATCAGACAAAAGATCTAAGTCTATATTTTTTTCTGTGGTGCCAAATTTGCCAACAGCAAAGTTAGAGGGATTTTCAAGAAGCTTGGGAATATCTGTTGCAGGTGCAAGCCCCGCATAATTTTTGCGAAGAATACTGTCGTTGACATGCCCCATCATTCCCTGTACAAGACCATCTGCAACATTGTACTGATCTAACATGATTTTGGGACCGATAGAACGTATAGCCGAAGTCT